ATATTCGGGGTTCTTTCCGTCACGATACCGATAGCGGAGCCGCACCCGTGGTTCTGGTTTCTAATGCTGAATTCGCCGAGGTTGCCGACAATAGCTTGGCTCCCGTGGCAATTAACAAACCCTAAGGAGTAAAGAAGAAATGAATATTTTTGTTACAGACAGCAAAGGTAACAAGCGCCCTGCAAGCCATTACCTCAGCCGTGAAATGCTCGATGTTATGGACTCAACCGGAACCAAATTGACTTTGGAACAGTTGACCCAAATGGAGGCTCAATTTGCGGCTTACGAATTTCAATCCGTGAGCTATCCCAAACTGTTTTCTGTGTCGCCTATCGCATCCGGGTTTGATTATGTGGCATACAAACAGCGTTTGGTTGATGGCCGTGCAGAGTTTATCAGCCGCAATGCAACCGATTTTCCCACGACCACCTCAGGGATGCGTCCTTATGTGACCCCGGTGATTCCCATCGGCATGGCCTACACCGTCAACTATTTCGAGGAAGCCAGCCTGAACCGTTTTGGAATGTCCGTCGAGCAGGACGGCCCAATGGATTGCGCTGAGTTTATTGATCAGAAATTGGATGAGGCGGCCCACAAAGGCGGTCAAAACCCCGACGGTCTGATCATTAAAGGTATTTTCGATTACCTGAACGGCGGCGGACAAACCCAAATTGATGCGGGCGAAACCATTTACAAGGTTACCCTTGGGACTGGTGACGCTGGCAATACTTGGGCATTGAAAACCGGATCTGAAATCTATCAAGACATCGCCAACGGGATCATGGCTGTTCAGGTCAACAGTAAACTCAAATCAGTTTGTAAGGTCGTCGCAATGGGCTTGACTCCCTGGCAGGAATTCAACAAAAAACTAATTGTGGACGAAAACGGATCAAACGTGCTTCTGGCTTCTGTCGTTCAGAGAGCTTTCCCCGGCGTTGCCTTCGTTCCAGACCCTTATTTGGATCTGATCAGTTTTGACGGAACCCCACATGAAACTTGGAACGGCAGCGCAGGAAGCTCTGCTGTTCTGTTCTTGGACAATTCCCCGAATAACATGCAATTCAGAGCTTCGACCCGTGAGATTTTGCGCCCTTACGAGACAAAAGGATTTACCACAAAAGTCAATACTTTTGCCTTAACTGCTGGTCTGCAACTGAAACGGGCTTACTCTGGTGCATACATGAAGGGTGTCGCCTAATGAGTTACACAGAGGCCAAATATGTGGCAGGGCTCGACGCCGTTGTCCGTCAGATTGTAAGAGAAGAGCTTGCTAATCTGACGCCAAAGGCCGAGGAGCCCAAGGCCCAAGCCAAAAAAGAGAAAAAGGCCGAGGAGCCCAAAGCGTGAGTTATACTAACCCCGCAGAAATCCCTGGCTTGATGGATTATATCGAGGACAGGGTTAATGAAATCGCTAGTGCTATTGTTGCTCAAGTGATTGAAGACGCAATCACAAACTCAACAACTAGCAAAGCCCCGACATCAAACGCTGTTTATGACGCTTTGGCGTCAAAATTGGATAATACCGTTTTAACCGTTCAGGAGCAGGCGTCGCCGTCTAACCCTGCCTCTGGATATTACAAATTATTCGTCAAAAGTGATGGGAAATTGTATATCCGCAACAGTGCAGGGACTGAAGCCGTTGTTGGGACTCAGAGCTAATGACCGCAGCGATAGACTACCTGAACGCAATCACAAACGCGACCATTCAGGCCAGATCATCAGAGTTTGAAACCCTGATTGATATGGTTAAACCGGAAGTTAGTTTGAAGGCATACGGGAAACTCTATCAACAGCAGATCGCTGATCTGGTGGCTCACGACATACTAACAGAAGCGGCAGAAGCCTCTGACCCGTCCGGTGGGCAGGCTGGAGGCAATGCCGTTTCTGAAATAGTTGTTGGGCCTCGCCGCATAAAATACGGATCTCAGAGCAGCAGCCGCAACGTAGATCCAAGGTCAGACGAGGGTTTGAACAGAACCATGTATGGCCGTCGGTTTCTGCGCCGCCGCTCTGAGTGTTCCATTGGTTTTTTCTCAACTGGCACATGTCCATAGTTGATCACGGATACAGGGCTATGAAACGCTCTTTGGAGTCGTTCGCTGGTCGTTGTGCTTATGTCGGTTTCCCAATGGGCAAGGTTTCTTCTCATTTGATTGCAATTGCCTATTGGAACCACTACGGAACCCGCAGGAACGGCAAAAGGCATATCCCGGCACGCCGGTTTATGAGCGACGCCCTGAAAAGGGCTAGACCTGAATTCAGCAGAAAAAATGGCGGGGCTGTTCAGGAGTTTAGACAATTTCAGTTGTCTGCTATTTCTGGGGCAGCCAATGTGACCGGAGCCTGGGAGAAAATAGCAGCGGTTTATAAATTCGCTGTTTACCAAGCTATAACTGAATTTCACAGCCCACCAAACGCACCGGCCACGATTAAAGAAAAAGGGTTTGATAACCCGTTAATCTGGACGGGTGGCCTCAGAAGATCAATCGCATATAGGATCGCATAATGCCCTTACTCGGAGCAGTTGAAACCGATGTGTATCACCCCGTAACCGGAACCCGTGACGATGCGGGAAGATGGATTGAGGGAACACGGTCTAATACCCCATTGTGGCTGTCAATCAACCCACTGAGAGGGCGTGAACTCGAAAGAATGGAACGCATCACAGGCCAAAGCGTGACCGGCGCAATCCAAATCTTTTCAGACGACGAGCTGTTTGCTTGCTCCCCGGCCAATGGCAAGCGGGGCTCATGGGTGGTTTGGCGTGATACGGTTTATGAGGTTCATGAGGCTAACCGCTGGGAAGATGACCTTATACCATGTTGGGAATCTAACGCAATCAGGCTTGAGCCGCAGCCGGTACTGACATGACCCAAGACGATATAACTAACCTGGAAATAGCTGTCAGAAATTGGCTGGTTGCTGCATCGGGTCTAGACCTTGACAACGTGTTTCCGAGTCATCAAAACGCCCCAGACGCACAAGGGCAGTACATCACTTTTGAACTGTTCACCGAATCCAAAACGGCGGGTATTTTGCCGTATAGGGGCAAAGACGCAGATGGGAACCCCTGCGATATGTTCCACTGGGAAATTGGGTGCAGCGTTGAGGGTTGGCGAACAGGAGCTAATGCCTTGCTGACGGCAACAAAAGCCCGTGCTTTTTTACCTACAAATTACACAATTCTTGAACAGGCAAATTGTGGGGCTGTTGTTGGCAATGTCCAATATTTACCCAATCTCAATTCTAAACAGTGGGAAGATCATGCCGTTTTGCCTATAACCCTGCACACAGCAAGCCTAACAAGCGATACCGCAGCTATTGAAACTTATGGTGAGTTTAACCGAGTTGGCATTACTGCCACAATCAACGAATACGAAACCCAAACGATAATTGAAGGAGAATAGAGAAAATGCCCTTATCAGATCTTGTGGATCTGACGCTGACGATCCAAACAGGAGCCAGCGGCCAGCCCAATCAAAATGATATTGTATTGATTTCTGACGACACCCCAACGGGTCTTTCTGATCGCTATGCCATTTATGGCATTGGTCAGCTTGCCGACGTAAAAACGACATGGGGGGATGGGACAGACACAGCTGAAGCGTTTGAACGAATGACCCAACAATTGAGCAAAGTTAAACGGGTATTTATTGCCAAACGTGACGCGGCCGTTGCAATTCAAAACACACTGACATTTAGCAGCCCCGTCCTGAGCGGGCAAACCATTTCAGGTTCTGTAAACGGGACATCTATTTCTGTCCCGTTTAATACCAGCCATGCGGCAACGCTTGGAGATCTCGAAACTGCGATTGAGGCAGTTGAAGGCGTTGCAAGCGCAAGCGTAGCCGGATCGGTTGTAACAATTGTAGCGACTGCCGAATGGGAATTATCCGTGGGCTCGTTCTCTGTTACTGGATCAGGCACATTACCGACCGTTACAAAAGCGATCAGTGTCGCAGGCCGTACCGTTGCCGATGACATTTCTGATTTATTGGCAGAAACCACAGACCCCTATTGTTTTGTGCTTCTCAGCAACGACAAAGGGGCCATTCTGTCTGCTGCTGCTGCCATCGAGGCTCTTGATCCTGGGAAACTGCTTTTCGCATTGACAGCAGACGCAGACGCTATTACCAGCGCCACCGATGACGTTATAAGTCAATTACAGGACTTGGCCTATTATCGCACCGCTGTTTTTTATACCGACGACACAGCAACCCAATATCATGCGGGCCTTGCCTCCCAAGGATTCAGCAAAAAGCCGGGTAAATTCGGGTTTGGAAACAAGCGGATCACCGGTGCAACCCCTGATAGCCTTACAGAAACAGCCAAAACCAATCTAAAGGCCAAAAATGGGAATTATCATGCTTTCTTTACTGGAACCCTTGCTGGTACTCAAAACGGCGTGTGTGTGTCTGGTTTGGGAATCCATGTTATCCGTGGTGCTGATTACTACGTTGCTACAATGGGCAATAAAATAGCCACGACTTTACTTGCAAACGATAAAATTTTGATCAACCGTGACGGGTTGACCCTGATTTTGTCTGATATTCAAGCCACAAATCAACAAATGCTCAGTGATGAGGTTGCTGATCCCGATTTTACCCCGATTGCAACCATGCCTGACCCTGACGACATACCAGACGCAGACAAAAATGCGTTTCTGGCAAGCGGTTTTACAGCAGGTATTCAAATCGGCAAACAGATGATCAGGGCCGCTGTTGCGGTCAACGTGGCAGCATAGGAGGATAAAAGAAAATGGCAGAGTTAGTTATACAGCCTGGGACATGGCATGATTTCCAGAACTGGGTTTTTAAAATCGCAGGCCAACAAATTCAGGGTTTTGGCGCTGATTCTGAAGACGATGAGGGCTTTATGTTTTCATATCGCAAAAGCCAAATCGATCTTCAGATTGATTTGAACGGAGCCCCGCATTTTAACAAAATAAACGATTACAGCGCAGAATGCACTATCAAATTGCATGAGAAATCACCGGCAAATACAATTCTTGAGGGGCTTTGGCTGGCACAGCAGGCGACCAGCCCCAGCGAGGCAATCCCGCTTAATGCTTTGTTGGGTGTCAATGTTCAAAACAAATTCACTCAATCTGGCATGATCGGCAATTGGTGCGCTATTGAAAAACTGGCGGATTTTAGCCGAGGAGCCAAGGGCAAGGTCAGAGAATGGAAAGTCCTGATCGGAGACCTTAAACCCCTGATCGGCGTCGCTCAATAATGGCAGAACGATTGATAAGCTTTCCCGGCCCTGAGGTTAATTTGCCTGAGGGCTGGACTGTTGCACTGACGACTCACCCCGGCGACAAGGCTATTGTCGCCGCCGGTGAGGTTGATGCAGCCATCGGCCCCGCAATGATTGATATCAGAGCTTCGTTGGAAAAGAAAAACGAAGAAGAGCAAAAAGCGGCATACTACGAAGCCCTGAAAGGTCTTTTTCGTGCTATCCCAGGCCAGAAACTGTTAGACCTCGCTCGGTTGGTTTTGGCCTATACCTCGATTCAGGGCGATGGAAAGACATGGCATTTGAGCAAGGATGCCGATTTCAAGGATTTCTTTGGAGATCACAAAAAAGCACTGATTCCGTTGATGAATAGGTCAATCAGGGTTAATGATTTTTTAGACCTAGACCTGAGCGAGTTAATGGGGGCGGTGATGGATCTGAGCGAGGCGAAGGAATCTATTTAAGCGCCGATATTTGTTGGGAAGTACACTATATCGCATATAAAAAGCGATTGAGGCCCGATGATGTCAACCAATGGTCTTATGGCGAGATCATGCGTGATCTGGAGTTTATTTATGCAATGGAAGAAATAGAAGCGAAAACAAGAGGGGCATTGTGGCAGGCGTTGTCGTTAATGAGTTAGTCACCAAGTTATCCGCCAAAATGGATAAGTCTTGGGATAACTATGAAAAGATGCTGAAAAACCTTGATAAAAGGTCGGCATTGGCAGGCAAGGCCACTGCAAAACAGTTTTCAGCTTCTTTTGAAAAGGTTTCCAAGGACATTCGTCGCCAGATGGAAGGCACGTTTAAAGGCATCCAGAACGCAGGCAACCGGATAAAAATAAATCCCACAGTCAGACTCAGCACGGGAAAAGCAATGGCGAATATCCGCAGCATGGAAGGCGCTGTTGACCGCTTAGGCAAGAGGATGGCTGGTTTAGTACTCGGAGCCGGTGGCGGCCTGCTCGGTGGGCTAGGGTTGGCTGGTGCTGGTAAATTCGGGTTTAATGCGGCTTCTGAATACGAGACAGCAATGACCCGGCTAACCACGCTCTCAGGGCCGCAGGCAGCTAAAGGAATATTTGCCAATCTTCAAAAGTTTGCTGCGAAAACCCCTTACGAACTTAAAGACGTGATGGATATGTTTATCCGGTTGCAGGGCGCAGGGTTTGAGCTTGCTGACCGCAAGACCGGGAAAATAGACTATCAGAAATTGGTTAAGCTCGGAGATTTGGCAGCAGCATCAAACAAGCCTTTAAATGAACTGGTTGATGCCATCCTGTCTTCGGGCCGTGGGCTTGGTTCGATGGTTGATAACTTTATTGGGTTAAATGCGAAGGCCCAAGGCGATGGAATACTAGCCGCCACGATGACCGATGTCAGAACCGGCAAAAGCAAAAACTATTCAATCGATACCTCGAATAAAAAACAGTTGTTTGATTTCTGGTTACAGGCAGGGAACAGACAGGGTATTGCCGGAGGAATGGGGGCGTTATCACAAACTCTTGAAGGCCAAACGTCAACCCTGATCGATTCAATGAAAAACCTTGCACAAAAGGCATTTAAGGGCTTTGGGCCTGAACTGCACAAGGCATTAAATGCTGTGATCCTGAACTTGGACAAATTTGAAGGACAGGCAACCAGGATAGGCGCTGCTGTTGGCCGTTTTATCCGTTTGGATTTGCCGGGATGGTTAAATGCTGTTGGTAAAGCTGCTCCTTTTGCTGCTGCTGGTTTGGCTGCTTTTAGCTTCCACTTGGTCGGAGCAAAAGCCCTTGCAGGATATGCGGCACTATCAAAACTTGGCGGGCTTGCAAAATCCTTACCTGGTTTGATTGCTTTTGCCCGTACCGCTGGGCTTTGGACAACGATTTCAACCGCATTTGGCGCTCTTGCCGGGTCAACGGTTGTAATTGGTGGTGGGCTGGTAGCCATCGCCGGGGCTGCCTTGGATTTTATAAACTACTTCCAAACTGGGAACAGTGTTTTGCTTGATTTGACGAAGAAATGGCCGGGGTTAAATAAGTTTATCCGTGATGCCTATTACAACAGCAAACTGTTTGTATTTGCTCTTCAAATTGGGTTTGAGAATATTGGGAAAGATTTAACCAAGCTCGGCAAAGAGATTAAAATATTTGGCTCAAATTTCGCAACAGCATGGCAGGATTTTGTTGATAATATCGTTGACTATTGGAAAGAAAAATTCGGATGGATGTCCAATTTTGTTACCAGCGGCCCCTTGGGTAAGTTGCTTGATTTCGTTCGTGGTGGTGGGACTGCTGGCGGGGGAGCAATGGCCTCCAAAGCCGGGTTATCTCTGGACTCATTGACGGGGCCGGGTGTTAGTACACTTGTTGCAAATGCCCGAACCGTTCAGACGGCTTGGGGGCGTTGTATGGAGGGCGTGGGCCGTGCCATGTATCAAACATTCGGTGAGAAATCAACAACCGCATCAGCATGGAATAAAGGCCAATTGGGGGCGGCATACATGGCTGCTGATAAACTAGCAAAAGACCCGCAGTTTAAAGAATTGAAATTTACACCAGGCCAATTAAAAACCATTTTGTCTGATGACAAGGCACGGCAACGGCTAAACAGTGCTGTTGCAATCTATGATCGGGGAGCTTATTTCTCACCCAAAACAAAATTATATGGTCATGCAGAAATTTGGGACACGCAAAACATGGTTACCAATTTCGGGAAACAGCGACAGCTAACAATGTCTGATAACAACCTTCAGCACGTCCGGCTATTTATGCCAGTAGGCCCAAGCACTGCTTATGATAAGAATGTTGGTTTTGGCGGGCTGCAATCCCCCCAAGTCTCGATCTCTATTGGGGATATCAGCGCAGGCCCGGGATCACCAACAAAACAGATCGTGAGAGAGATCAAACAGGCTGCTCATGACGGGGTTGCTCAAGCAATGGCAAAAGCAGCGGCACGGCAGACGATGGCGGCGGCCAGACAATGACAAACCAATGCTGGATTGAATTCCCTGATACAAAAGAAGTTTTTACAATTGACGCAATGTGGTCAATAAACGAGGGGAGATCTGCTACTGTCACCCAAAATCCGGTCGAAAACGGGTTTAAAATGGCTGATGGCAGAGAAAAATCCCCGAATACGCTTTCACTGTCAGGTTCAATATCACTGATCAATCCTGAGCGGGATGCAGTTTTAGATCCAGAGGGAACCGGATACCACACCGATTTTAAACGGCGCATGATTGCAGCTCATGAATCAGACGAGATCTGTATTGTTGATTTGGGGATTTATGGCCGGTTTGAAAACATGGTCTTTGATTCCCTGCCCTTTTTCGCTGACGCTGACAGAGGGCTTGGAACTCATTTTGATTTTACCTTTACCCAGATCACAGTTGTCACAACCAAAATAAAAGACCTGAACGCTTTAAAGGTTCAGGGTGACGTTGGGGCCGGGGCCACAGCAGGGGCGAGAACCGTTGACAGCCAGGCCACAAAAAGCCGGTGGAACATGCCAGCAAACAAAGGGCTTGTGGGTTATACCGGAGCCAACAAAACATTGGCCGATCGCTCTGATCTGTTGGCGACAACCCCAGGCGGCAGCAGATGAGCAATTTTGAAATCAATATTGATGCCAGTAATGGGACAGATTTTGAGTTTGCCGTTAATCTGGACGGAACCCGGTTTGTTATTGCTCTGCAATGGAACGAGCGTATGCAGTGGTGGGTTCAGCACGTTTATACAGCTAAACGGGAGCCTATTCTGATGGGCAAGAGGGTTTGTGTGGACTATCCCATGCTCAGACGCTCCCCGGGCGAAAATAGACCTGCTGGTGAGCTTCGCTGGATTGATACATCAGGGAAATTGATTGACCCGGGTAAAAATGATTTAGGAGACAGGGTAAAACTGGTATACAGGCAGGATGGCTAGAAAATTTGGGCGTTTTGCCAAGGTTATTGTCAGAGACGGCAATAAAGAAAGAACCTATGAGGGATTAAATGTGGGTTTTAACGGGTTCAGGACTTCAGACCTTCACCCCCAAGAGCTTGAGCTATCAATCTATCAACTGAACGAAGACAGCCGAAAATTTGTTACCCAGAAATATGCGAATATCGAAGTATATGCCGGATACAAAGAGCATAACGGGTTAATTTTCAAGGGGGCCGTGCAGTTTGGTAGCAGCCGCTATGAATCGGGCGATTGGATAACCGCCGTTACTCTGCGGGACGGAGATTTACACTGGAAAAACATCTTTATAAACGAGGTTTTTGCCAAAGGCACACCGCACAAAACTATTATTGAAGCCCTGTTTAAAAAGTTGACAGGCATCCCCGAAAATATACAACAGCAGTTTCAAGAGATTAACCAAGCAGCCAAAGGGCAGGCGGATATAACCCCGGTCTTGCTGTATCCCAAACTTAAAAAACAGACTGGCAGACGCACACGCTCAAAAGAGCCGCCGCCGCTGCCTGCTCAGATAGCCAAACGACAGGCACAGATAGCCACGCAGAGACAAAAGGCAACTAACATCAAAACAGAGCGTGACAAACTATTTGAGGGCGCTGCTGCCAGAAAATTAAAGGTGTTTTGTGATTCGTTGGGCCTGGAGGCTATCTGGGATCTGCAAACCCTTAATATTTTGTCTGCTGATACAGCCCTTGCAGCAGAAGCCATCGAAATATCTCCTGATTCTGGTCTAATTAACACCCCAGAGCCAATCGTGAGCAGTGTCCAAAAAAATTACCAATCGCAGAAATTTGAAAACGGCTGGAAATTTGAATGTGACCTTGATCACGCATTGGCACCGGGGCATTTAGTTTATCTAAACTCTTCGGCCTATCAAGGGGTTTTGCTGATAAAACGGATCGAGTATCCAGAATGTTTGAAGCGTGGTGGGGCGTGGAAATGTAGCATTGAAGGTATGCCTTATGCAATATAGCAGCACCGATAATTCGATTGATCGCATCAATGCATCAACCCTGGCAGCGGTCAAGACCAGTTTGCCCGGTTATATTGAAACCTACGACCCAAAGAAAAAGACATGCACCGTCAATCTAGCCCTGACTGAATTCAAAGACACCGACGGAGCCGAGCCTCTTAATTTTGACTTGCGGCCAATTCCTACCCCTGTGAAGTTTCCAAGGGGCGGCGGGTTTTGCATGACGTGGCCGCTCAAAAAAGGTGATCCGGTCTGGGTTGTGTTTTGTCATCGTCAGATTGACGAATGGTTTGCAAGTGACGGAAAAACAAAAGTCACCGCTGCGCTGCTGTCGTTGTTTGAATCTGGTGATTGTTACGTTGACCCAGGGGCTTTCCCTGAAGGAAACAATAAAGGTGAGGCCACAGATAGAGAGTTGATTATCAGCTCTGATGACGGAACTCAATTGATTATTCATCCTGATAAAAAAGTGACCGTTGTTGGGGATAAATTTGAAATCGGGGCAAGAGGGGCATCGAACGCTCTTGCAATCTCTCAAACGGTTGACAGTCATTTCACGGCGATACAGGTAAAACTCGATATAGTTTTGGCAATTTTCGGCATTCCAATCGTAGGGCTTTTGAGCAGCACGGCAAGCGGAAAGGCTTTCACAAATGATTGATCTTGCGTTGAATTCTGATTGGGACATTTACCTTGATTCCAACAATGAACTAGCCCTTGTTTCTAACGGCCCGGAGGTTGGGCAAAGCACGGGGATCACGCTGCAAACTCAAAAGGGCGAGTACTTTTTAGATCAAGAATCCGGTGTTGATTATCAAAACATCATTACTGAAATTGGGATTAAAAAATCAATCAAAGAGCGTGAATTTAGGAGCGCAGCCGGAACGGTTGAAGGACTGAAAAGCATTAGATCTTTGACACTGACAGAAGATCAGACAGCATTGCCGCCTGAGGTTGATGTGACCCTTGAAATAGATACAATTTACGGAACAACGGAGACAGTCACGGTATGACCTACGGTTTGACATCTGCAGGTTTTTTAAGACCCTCTGCTGCTCAAATCCGGGCCGCTATTGTTTCTGGGATTACCTCTGCAAACAATTTTAGAAATGCCAGAACCAGCACGGGGAGCGTATTTGGAAACCTTATAGACCCGTTTTCAAATCAACTGTCAATCGCCTGGGAAGGTCTGGAAGCAGTCGCTTTTGCTGTTGACCCGGATTCGGTTTCAAATCAGGCTGAAGATAATCTTTTTGCGGCGGTTGGACAATCCAGAAACCTTGCCACGTTTAGCACTGTAACCCTGACTCTTGCAACCTTTGGAGCGTCATTGGTTCCTGTCCCTGCTGGTAATTTAGTTGAACAGTCAATCACGGGAGTTTTGTGGGAAACCTTAGATGATATTGATATCCCGGCTTCTTCAATTGATTTGAGCGACAAAGAAGTCGGTCAGATTGAATGGTATACCCCAACAACGGTTAGATATTATTTGGAATCGCTAGACCTGTCTGCCGTGACTACAGACATGCTTTTGTACATCGATGGCAGCAGCAACAGCGCAAATGACGGACTATTCCAGATTACCGCTGTAAACGACGGAGCGAACTGGATTGAGGTTACAAACCCACAGCGAACCGATAACGCATTAGATGAGGCTGACAGCCCCGCAAAAGCATCTGTCACTGATGGGTTTATAACCATTTCTGCTCAGAGCGCCGTTGCCGGAGAATTTGCGGCATCTGCTCAGACCATAAACTCAATTTATAGCCCTGTATCGGGATGGGATGCAACAGCAAATCTAACCGACGCATTGCAGGGGAGAAACACAGAAACTGATTCTGAATTCAAAATCAGAAAAGATCAGGAGTTGGCAACCGCTCAGGGGGCGACTGTTGACGCTATTGTACAAAAGCTCCGAGATCTTCAGGACGTCACATACGCAACCGGCTACTCAATCGATGACCAGACAGAC